TATTTTTTGAAGATGTATTAATGGCTTGTGTGTTTTACGGCATGCCTATACTAGCGGAAAATAATAAGCCTAGGCTGTTATACCATTTAAAGAGAAGGGGATATAGAGGTTTCTCTATGAATCGCCCTGATAAAAGTAAAATAAAATTATCTAAAACAGAATTAGAGTTAGGTGGTATACCAAACTCTTCTGAAGATATTAGACAGGCTCATGCGGCTGCGATAGAATCTTATATAGAGCAGCACGTTGGTAATCTAGACGACGAAGGGCACGGAAATATGTATTTTCAAAGAACCCTAGAAGATTGGGCAAAGTTTGACATATCAAAACGAACAGCGCACGATGCTTCAATAAGTAGTGGTCTAGCTATAATGGCTTGCCAAAAACATTTATATCGATCTACATCAGAAAGAAAAATAAAAAAACTTGACTTTGGGTTTTCTAAATATACAAATTCAGGTTCAAGAAGTCAGATAATAAAGTAAATATGGCAAAAAATAAAGGACAAATAACGCAGTTTCCGAGTCAAGCAGTCTCAGATGCAGTAAAAAAATCAAAAGATTATGGTTTATCTGTAGCTAGAGCGATAGAGCAAGACTGGTTTAACAGAGATAATGGGTCCGGAAGGTATTATCAAACACGTGATGAGTATCATAGATTAAGGTTGTATGCTAGGGGCGAACAATCTATACGTAAATATAAAGATGAGTTTGCCATTAATGGGGACTTATCGTATTTAAATTTAGATTGGAAACCAGTACCAATAGTCCCTAAGTTTGTGGATATTGTTGTTAACGGTATGCAAGACAGGTTATTTAGCATAAAAGCTTTTGCGCAAGACCCTATATCTACGGGCAAACGCACAAAGTTTGTTAACAATATTCAAAGGGATTTAGCAGCTAAAAAAATATTAGCCGACATAGAAGCTAAGCTTGGTGTTGATGCTAGGAATGTTCCAGAGGAAGATTTACCTGCGAACACAGAAGAACTTGAGTTGTTTATGCAGCTTAATTACAAGCAAGGCATTGAGATAGCACAAGAGCAGGCTATTAATAATGTTTTTCTTTCAAATAAATATGACGAAATTAAAAGCAGAATCGATTATGATTTAGCTGTTATAGGTATAGGTTGTGCAAAGCATTCTTTTAACAACACAGATGGTATAAAATTAGACTACGTAGACCCCGCTAATTTAGTTTGGTCTTACACGGAAGATCCTAACTTTCAAGATTGTTATTATTTTGGTGAAGTTAAAAAAATAAAACTAAACGAACTAAAAAAGCAATTCCCAGATCTTTCTGATGAAAAGATGGAAGAATATACAAAGAAGGGATCTAATTATGTGGATTACAATAACATAGGTAAAGACAACAACGTTATAGATGATAACAATGTTGTTACTGTGTTGTACTTCAATTGGAAGTCTTGGGAAAATAATGTATACAAAATAAAAGAAACTTCTACTGGGGCTGAAAAAGCTATTGAGAAAGACGACTCTTTTGATCCACCAAAGGACAAAAGAACTAGATTTCAAAAAGTAGCACAAGCAAGAGAAGTTATATACGAAGGAGCTTTTATATTAGGCACAAAAGAACTGCTTAAATGGAATAAAGCCACGAATATGATTCGTCCATTATCTAATACCAATAAGGTAATGATGAATTATATAGCAAGTGCGCCAAGGTTATATAAAGGAAATATAAATTCTTTAGTTTCTAAAATGGCACCTTATGCTGACTTAGTACAGTTAACTCATTTAAAACTACAGCAAGCAATACAACGAATGACTCCGTCGGGCGTTTATTTAGACGCTGACGGGTTGGCTGAAATTGATCTTGGTAACGGCACAAGTTATAACCCACAGGAGGCATTGAATATGTATTTCCAAACAGGTTCTATTATAGGCAGATCACAAACTGTTGATGGTGAAATGAATCCAGGTAAAGTTCCTATTCAAGAACTGCCAGGAGGAGGCGGGAACCAAGTGCAAATATTAATTGGAGCTTATAACCAATATATACAAATGATGCGCGATGTTACGGGCTTGAATGAGGCGCGTGACGGTTCTGACCCAGATCCAAAAGCTTTAGTTGGTGTACAAAAATTAGCAGCGGCTAATAGTAATACAGCTACAAGGCACATTTTAGGTAGCAGCATGTTTATTACAACAAGTCTTGCTGAGGCTGTTTCTTTAAGATTTAAAGATGTATTAGAGTTCCACCCTACAAAAGAAGCTTTTATAGGCGCTTTAGGTAGATTTACAGTAGGATCGTTAGAGGAGCTTAAAAATTTGCACATGCACGACTTTGGTATATTCTTAGAACTGGAGCCTGATCAAGAAGAAAAACAATTATTAGAATCTAATATTCAAACAGCTTTAGCTCAACAAAGTATATTTTTAGAAGATGCTATTGATATTAGAGAGGTAAACAATACCAAGTTAGCAAATCAGCTTCTTAAGTTTAGAAGAATTAAAAAACAACAGACAGACCAAGCACAGGCACAAGCGGCTTCAGTTGCTCAAGCAGAAGCACAAGGTCAAGCGCAGGTTGTTGTAGAACAAGCGAAAGCTCAAGCTGAACAGATTAAAACAGAGTCTAAAATTCAAGTTTCTAATGCAGAAAATGAACTGTCTATTAAAAAGATGGAAGTTGAGGCTAGAACAAAAAGAGAGTTAATGCAGTTTGAATATGATTTAAATGTGCAATTAAAACAGCTTGAATTACAAGCTCAAAAAGAATTAGTGCAAACTCAAACGGAAACTCAAAAAGAAATAGCAAGAACTAAAATTAGTCCTTCAAAAATCGCAGGGCCACCTGATACAGGTAAACCTAAAAAATCTTTTGAATCAAAAGGGAATGATGTTTTAGGCGGTTTTGACTTATCAAGATTTGAGCCTAGATAGATTATTTAAACTATTTTATTATATATAATTATGGAAGAAACAATTAAAGTAAACGCTGTTGAAGACAGCACGCCAGCCCCTACAGCTCAAGAAAAAGAAGCTGCTGTATTAGAGCAGGCAATTGAAAATGGCTCTGTGGATGAATCCTACGGGCTTCAGTCTGATGGAGTATACAAAGTTAATTTAGATAAACCGCCAACAAAAGAAGAAGATGCCGTTCAAGAGCAAGAAACAGAGAGCGTATCTATGGGCGATGGAGCCGAAGATAGCCCGGAAATGGACAAACAAGTACGGGAGCAAGATACAGAAGAGCAAGCCGAAAAAGAAGAAGAAGTAGTTGATAATTCACCGTTAGAGTTAGTAACCGAAAATGATGAAAAATTAGATACTGAAGAAGAACAACCGGCTATTGAAAAACAACAAGAAGTTCAAGAATCAGCACCTCAAATAGAGCTACCTGAAAATATTGAAAAACTTGTTAAATTCATGGAAGAAACAGGCGGTTCTGTTGAAGACTACGTAAGTCTGAACAGAGATGTTTCCACAATGGACAACACCGCTTTGTTAAGAGAATACTATAAAAAAACAAAACCTCATTTAGACTCAGATGATGTTGATTTTTTATTCAACAAAAACTTTGCCTATGATGAAGACTCTGACGATCCGTCAGAAATTAAGGCTAAACAATTAGCTTTTAAAGAAGAACTATATAGTGCCCAAAACTATTTTAATGATGCAAAGAAGCAATATTATGCTGATCTTAAGTTAAGAAAGCAAGAAAGTGTTGCACCGGAGTACATTGAAGCTATGGAATACTATAAAAGTTCTAAGCAACAATCAGAAGAACACGATGTGCTTAAAAATGAGTTTATTGAAAAAACAAATAAAGTTTTTAACGACAATTTCAAAGGTTTTGATTTTAATGTTGGAGAAAACAAATATCGTTTTAAAGTTGATAACTCTGAAAAAGTAAAAACGTATCAATCTGATATTACTAATTTTATTAATGAATTTATTGGTGATGATGGCAGCATTTCTGATGCTACAGGCTATCACAAAGCCTTATTCGCCGCTAAAAATGCAGATAAGATTGCTAATCACTTTTACGAGCAAGGCCGTGCCGACGCTATAAAAGACGCTGTTAAAAAATCTAAAAACATTAATATGGATCCTAGGGTAGATAACTCTACCATTAAAACGGATCATGGTGATAAAATTAGGGTAGTATCAGGTAATTCGTCTGACAAGTTGCGCATTAAATGGAATAAATAACACAACTTAAAATCAAAACAAATGGCTTTTACTAGTGGCATTCCTGCCGCCTTACAACCGACCCAGTCTAAAACACTATATGCTGGGAACTACATTGACTTCACTGCTGCTGCACACGATCAATGGACACAACAATTTTTACCCGATGTATACGAAAAAGAAGTAGAGCGCTACGGAAATCGTTCAATCGGATCATTTTTACGTATGGTATCTGCAGAGATGCCTTCAACTTCAGATCAGATTATTTGGACTGAGCAAGGACGTTTACACACTCGCTACGCGAATGTACTTCCACAAGGTACTGCTGCTGCTTTACCTGCTGTTGGTGCTGCTGCTGTTATTGCAGCTGATGCTAATGCCGGTGGTCGTCTTAACTTTACTATTCCAGCTCAGCCAACAAGTGTTGGTCTTACTTCTGCTACAACCGGTAATTGTAACTTCAAAGTTGGTCAAACAGCTATGATCCAAGTTCAAACAAATGCTACTTCTGCCGTTGGTGGAACCGCTGCTGTTATTAAAGGTGTAGTAACATTAGTTGAAGATACTCGTTTTCAAATTAAAGCATACAAAGCTCATGCTGGTGTAACAGCTGCTGAGCGAGTAACTGCATTAGTATATGGGTCTGAATTTGCTAAAGGTACTGGAAACTTTACTGAAAAGCTAGATCCTAGCTATGCTACATTTACTAACGCTCCTATCATTATGAAAGAGCACTATTCAATTAACGGATCTGACACTGCTCAGATTGGATGGATTGAAGTGACTTCAGAAAATGGAGCTGATGGATACCTATGGTACCTAAAATCAGAGCACGAAAATCGTCTACGCTGGGAAGACTACGTAGAAATGGCCATGGTTGAAGGTGTTGAGAAAACTGCAGGAGGTGCTAATATTGCACTCGGAACATTTGGAGGTAGCTTAGCTGCACAAAATGCTCGTGGTACTCAAGGTTTCTTTGATGCAATTGAAGAAAGAGGTAATGTATATTCAGGATTTGGAGCGCAAGCTGCAGGTGGTGGAGCACTTACTGATTTTGACGCTGTACTTAAGCAACTAGACAAGCAAGGAGCAATTGAAGAAAACATGCTTTTCTTAAATCGTGATCTATCATTAGAAATTGATGATATTCTTGCTCAACAAAATGGTGGCTACGCTGGAGGTACTTCTTACGGAGTATTTAATAACAGCGAAGATATGGCTCTAACTCTTGGGTTTACTGGATACCGTCGTGGATCTTATGACTTTTACAAAACTGACTGGAAATACTTAAACGACTGGTCAACTCGTGGAGGTTTTGGAGATATCGAAGGTGTACTGGTGCCAGCGGGTACTTCTACAGTATATGATCAACAATTAGGAACAAACATTAAGCGTCCTTTCTTACACGTTCGTTACCGTTCTTCTGAAGCGGATAACCGCAAGATGAAATCTTGGGTAACAGGATCTGTAGGTGGAGCTCAAACAACTGATGTTGATGAAATGAGAATGCACTATCTTACTGAAAGATGTCTTATTACTCAAGCTGCCAATAACTTTGTATTATTCAAAGCATAATAGCAGTTTTTAATCATAGAATGCGGGCCCTTCGGGGCTCGTTATTCTTATTTTATATTATTTAATTATGGCTACAAAAGCACAAAAATCTCCAGTTGCAGAAAACGGCTGGGAAATAAAAGACCGGACATATATGCTAACTAACAATAGGGCGCCTATATCATGGACAATTCAAACAAAACATACAGCAAGAAAACCTTTATTATACTTCGACGAAGAATCTGGTATTAATAAAGAAATACGTTACGCCACAAATCAACGCTCTTTATTTGTTGAAGATCAAGACGGCGCGGCAACACTTGCTCATATTGTTTTTCTTGACGGAGTATTATATGCCCCTAAAGAACAACAAAATTTACAAAAGTTATTATCTTTATATCATCCTGAGCGTAATTCGTTATGGATGGAAGTTGACGAAGTTCAAGAAGCAGAAGATGAAATTGATATGCTAGAATTAGAGCTAGAAGCTTTAAACATGTGTAACGAAATTGATATTGAACATTTAGAAGCTATAATGAGAACAGAAATGGGATCCACGGTTTCTAAGTTATCTTCTAAAGAATTAAAACGGGATGCTTATAGATTTGCAAAGTCTAATCCCATTTTATTTTTAGAACTAACTCAAGATGAAGATATAAAATTAAGAAATTTAGCTAACCGAGCTGTTGAAGTAGGTATATTGCAATTAACAGACGATAATACTGTTTTTAAATTTGCTAATGGCAAAAAAGTTTTAACAGTACCGTTTGAGCAACATCCTTATGCTGCTTTAGCTCAATACTTTAAAACTGATGAAGGCGTAGACTTAATGAAGTCTATTACTAAAAAGCTTTCATAAATACCAGGTGTAGAGCGAGAAATCAGCTCTATACCATCTAACAAAAACAAATATAAATGGTAAATATAGATAATGTCTATAACACTGTATTAGTTATAACTAATAAAGACAATCGCGGATATATAACACCAGAGGAGTTTAACAGATTAGCCAATCAAGCTCAAAATGAAATATTTGAAAGCTATTTTAGAAAGCAATCAGGTTATGAATTAAACGCTAATATAACCAGCGACTTTGCTGATCCTGTGTTAAATACGTCTGAGAAAATTAACGAGTTTTATAACACTTCAGACTTAACTCTTAATAATGGTGTCTTTGAATACCCCTCTGACTTTTATAGACTAGGAGTTGTTACTGTTGATGATAAAACAGCAGATTTTGCTCATCATTCTGATATAAAATATATTAACCAATCACCATTAACTGCACCTGTTAAAAGCCAAGCTGTATATACTCTTGCTAGCGGAGGCATTAAAGTATTCCCTAGTAGTATACAGACTGGAGTTAGTGCGGATTATTTGAAAAAACCTAATAAACCTAAATGGGGTTATGTTTTAAATGGTACAATACCTTATTACGACCCAACCGCTTTTGATCCTGCCGTTGATAGTTACAACTCAGCAGCTAAATCTTATAATTTTGAATTGCACCCTTCTGAAGAAAACAATCTAGTAGTAAGAATATTAAATTACGTAGGTATAGTTATAAAACAACAAGATGTAGGAGCTTTTGCGCAGGGAATGACTCAACTAAATAATTCACAAGAACAATAATGGCAGTATCAAGAAAACCTTTAGACGTAGATAATTATTCCGCTTTAGACGGAGGCACGGGCTTAGAAGTTCCTGGGTATTATAGAAGAACAAATTTAGATGATATAATTAATAATTTTATGGTTGCTTATGTTGGCGACGGTAAAGTATTAACTAAGGTTCCAAGGTATGAGGTTGCTTTCTTTGCTCAAAGGGCTGTACAGGAGTTCAGTTATGATGTTTTTCATTCCGAAAAGTCTATAGAGGTGCAGCTGGGGCCAACATTAAGAATGTCATTACCTTCTGACTATGTAAACTATATAGATATATCCTATACCGATAGCCAGGGCATACAAAGAACCGTACTGCCTAGCAACGTTACTAGGGCTACTCAAGGCATTGCTCAGGACCAAGATTACAAATATTTATATGACAACTCTGGAAATGTTGTATATGCTGAAACTTCCGAAACTATTGATAGGTTTAAAAATAGAGAATTAGGGGGAATTAAAAAAAATGCCTTAGATTATTACAATGGTTATTTTCACGATGATGATTCCATGTATTTTAATGCAAGGTACGGAGCTACTCCTGAGTTTCAAAACGTTAACGGCTCTTTTATATTAGACTTAGACGCAGGGCAGATACATTTTAGTTCAGCTTTTTCTCAAGATACAATAGTAACGTTGTCTTATGTATCAGATGGACTTGGAGATAATGGCGATTTTACAAATGTGTATGTTCCTAAGCTAGCAGAAGAAGCCGTCTATTCAACAATACTTTATAACTTAAGTAAGATTCGACCATCAGCCGGAGGGGTTGCTGCTTTGTACAAAAAAGAAGCATCTGCTAAAACAAGAAATGCTAAGATTAGATTATCTAACATGAAAACAGCAGAAATGACAAATACATTCCGTAACAAAGCAAAATGGATTAAACATTAATAAATTCTATGCCAGAAATTAAAAGAACATTCAATGTCGGTAAGATAAACCGGGACTTAGATGATAGAATAGTGCCACCTGGAGAATACAGAGAAGCGCTTAATATTAGTATCGGGCAATCAGATAGCTCAGATGTTGGGGCAATAGAAAATCTACTAGGCAATGAGATTGTTGCCTCTTCAGGCATTTCAGGTGAAGCTAAGTGTATTGGTTCTTTTGGTGATGGAGCTGCTGAAAAAATTTATTATTTTGTTACAAATAACTCAGCATACAATGAAACCAATACGGGGAATCATGGTATATTTGAGTACAATCAAAAAAGTAAACAGCTTTCAGCTTTAATTATTTCATCTCAATTAAACTTTCATACAAAATATCCTATAACAGGTATAAATTTAGTTGATGGGCTTTTGTTTTTTACAGACAATCGTAATGCTCCAAGAAAAATAAATGTTGAAACAGCTAGTAATAATACAAGCTATTACACGAGCGTTCCTGATATTGATAACTTGATATCTGTTTGTAAATTTGCTCCTTATGAATCTGCAACTCTTGTTTCTGTAACAAAAGAATCTAGCATATCTTCAACTTTTTTGCAGGATAAACTTGTTAGATTTTCTTATAGATGGAAATTTGATGACAACGAATACAGCACATTGGCTCCTTTTACCCCTATTTGCTTTTCAAGGTTAAACGAAGTAGATACCATATCTTCTTCTTTAAGCAATTTTGGAGAGATAGAAACATTTTTGAATGCTATTAATCAAATCCAGCTTCAAGTACCAACGCCTACAGGCTATGGTATTAAAAATGTTGAGCTTATATATAGAGAATCAGGGTCTGGCACGTTGTACGTCGCCGCAGATCAAGAAGTTACAACAGAGTCTTTTGTTAACTTTACATATTCTTCAACAGATCCATTTAGAACACTACCTGGAGATCAATTGACTAGAGTTTATGATGCTGTACCTAGAAAAGCTAAATCTCAAGAAGTTGGTGGTGGTAGATTAGTTTATGGTAATTTTTTACAAAAT